ACCCATGCGGTGCCATCCCAGAAAAACATTCTTAATACTGAAGGAGTAGTGTCAAAATAGATTTGACCAACTACTGGACTAGACGGTGGACCAACTTTGTTGTGAACCGCTACGTTTAAAATCTGGTTTTGTGTGAGGTCCAGATTGGTTAAAAACTTTTTAGACATAGTATTTATTTTATAATTAGTTTACAAATGCTTTCCCACTGAATGGTGCAGAAAACTTAACTGTTAATGAATTAGAATTAATATACTCTACTTCTCCAATTACTTCTTCATTACTAGAATCCACAATAGAAACAGATGGGTATTTATTTAAATTATGTGTAATGTTCCACGTGGAAGATGACACTGTTTGAGTATGAATATGAGAAAACTTATAAGTATCTTGTATAGAAAGTGTATCTCTATATGTAAGAGTTATAGTTCTATTTTGTGTATCAGATGTAACATCAATAGCTACTACTGTTTTATTAAAAGCTTCCTCAATTTCAGAAATCTGTTCTTGAGAAATACCCATCTGGTCCCATTGATTACCATCCCAAGCGTATAGTAGATGCAACGTTGTATCATATACAATAACTCCAGCATCAGATGAGTTATAACCAGAAGCTAACGCATTTCTCTGAGCAGTAGTTACAGGTTGTAACTTTGCATTAAGAATCTGATTCTTATTAAAATCATAGTCTACGTATATCTTCTGTACTGCCATTACGATAAATATGCTTTACCAGCTACTGCTTGATTAAAAGTAATTCTGACATTATTATTATCAACGTATTCTATTACACCTTGTATGTCAACACCTGTTAAATCTTCAGTGGTAACATTTGGTTTAAGTCCCATACCATGTGTAATATTCCATACAGTGGCTGGTGTTTGTTGTGTAAACTCAAACGAACTATTATTATTAAAGTTAATAGCTGGATTTAAGTTAATTCTTGTTACACAACCTCCACTGTTCACCTCAATAATATTTTGATTACCATCACCATATGTATAACCAAAACCTACTTGTTGTGGTGCATCAGCAGATGTAGACTTATAATAACCAGGACCCCAAACATCACTACTTCTATCATATTGTACAGAAGTATCATTTCGGTAACTAACTGGTAACCAAGTTGTATAGTTAATATTACTTTGACATAATGCTCCTTCATCCTCAATAGCTTGCCAATCTACAATCTGTTTTCTCATATCAATAAGATCAGCATTTAGATCAGCTTTGCATGATTCAATACCATAACGCATTTGTCTGTACACTCTATTAAGAGAGTCAGCAAACTCTTTATAGTACTTTTCTTTTTTAGGAAGGAGGGTTCTCATTTTGAGTTTCTGTTTTAGTATTTAAAGCAGCCATTAAAGCTTGTGCATTAATCTGAATCTCATAAGATGAAATACAGTTAGCACATACTCTTGTTCCGTTAGATGCTATTCTGTCTTGGCATCCGCAAGTAATAGTAGTTCCGCAATTTGTACAAGTTCTCATATATGTTGGTTTTTATGAAATCTTTATTTTAGCAACATTCAGATGCATATTTATTAAGCTTCTTCTGAGCATACATCAATAGTTCCATACCAGCAGATGGCTCATGACAATACTCAACTTTAGCTTTAGCTGCGTCAATAAAACTTTTAATAAGACGTAGCTCTTCTAGTTTATCTTTTACATCTGCATCTGGTTCACAGGCAGACATTTCTAGATCACAAAGTAAGTTAAAATATTTATTAGTTGTTTGTGTTGTGCGTAAATGATTATATTCTACGAACACATTTGAGTTAGGACTAACAGAATAGTTAATCACATAGATACCATCAGGTAAAGGCTGAGATGCTTCTGTACAAGAAGTACGTTGTAAACCTAAACTACATGCGTTTAGAACGATGTTAAAGTTAGGTAACACCTCAATGCCTACGGGTAGATTAAACCCTGGAGAAGTAATCCTTAATGCTCCACAATCTACTGGGAGACCAGTTGCGTATATACTGGTGTCAAAAAGACGTAAAACCTTGATATTGTTGGTATCAGGCAGCTCTAAACTTAGCTGGTGTTTGCTTGCCATAATAATAAACTTTAAATATTTATATAGATTGGAGAACACAAGTTCTCAATAATAATATACTAATTTTTTGGGACATGTCCAAAAAACAAAAAGGGAGGGACGTGTGTCCTCTCCCTTAGTGTTTAGATATTCTTAATATCCTTATACAGTCTCTAGAGAAACCGCATTACCAGCCGCACTTGCACTAGATGCAATGAAGTTAGTAATTGAAGTGGTTGCAGTACCAGCAGGTACGTGAACTACGATCAAATACTGATCATTATCAAAAGTACTAGTTGGGTTGTTAAAACGTGGTACGTTGTGCAAGATCAATACTTGATCATACAAACCGTTACGGTTAACAGTTGCCAAAGCTGGATCAGCTTCAATCTCACGCATACGTAAGTGCTCTACACGAGAACTATCAGGATATGCATTTTGTAAGTAACGACCATCTAGGATCAACTCACGAAGTACAGTCTCACCAAGACCAGATACTTGCTTAGGAGCTCTTGTTTCTGATACAGTAACACACTCTACTTTACAAGGCTCACCAGACTCGTCTACTACAGAAGCGTAGATAAACAAAGGCTCAAGACCATAGTAATCAGTTGGAGTGAAAGTACAGTTACCAAACTTAGTGTCTACATAAGCAGCAGTAATGTCCATGTGAGAGTTTACAGCAGCCAAGCTAGAAGTAGCAGGAGTGTAACCAGCAGTAGTTTGTGCAGTAAACAATGTAGCGTTACCGTTTGTAGAACTAACTGCAGGAACAGAAAGAACTACGTTTGCGTTACCAGCAGAAGCTGAGTCAGCAGCACCAACACTTACAACAATACTGTTAGGAGCTAAAGAAGCGTGAACTACTTTCTCACCAGCTGCAAAAGCAGCACGGTCAGCATTAGCAATAACAATAGTTGCAGAACCAGCAGTAGGATCAATAGCTACAGAAGCTGTAGTTTCTAACCATACTTTAGCTTCTACAAAATCCTTCAATAAAGGAGCTTCGTTGATCTGATCAGCCCATTTCAAAAGAGCCACAGTGTGGTCAATGTTAGCATTGTTTACATCACAACATCCTGTGTATGCATCCAATGTTTTGTACAACTGGTGGTTCAAGAAACGAAGAGCAGGAGCACCTTTAACATCAAGACGTAGACGAATAGTGCTGTCACAAGCAAGACCTGCACAAGCATTAGCTTCTACTTTGATGATTTGGTTCTGAGGAGTAACAGAAGACACCTTGATAAGGCGGCTAATGTACTTAGGGTTAATTACTTTAGACTTTACAGACTCTTTGTAACCACCGTGAACGGGGCCAATTTTGTCAGCAGCAAAGTAACTACCTTGAGCTAAAATGAAAGGAGCAGCTTGAGCAGTAACAGCTTGGAAAGTTTTGGCATCAAAGAAACCAATCTGTCCAGCAGTCAAAGCAGCAGTTGATCCTGAGCTAGCAAGAGTTGTGCTAGCAGGCAAGAATGACTTGCGGAATGCATTAGGAAAATACATAGGGCTTTAATTTAAAGGGTTATAAATAAATAAATAAACAAATTTTAACTTAAGAACATTAACTTATACTTGGTTGAGGAGATCAAACTTTTCACTTCATCTAGTTGGTTTGTTACTTCTGAGAAAGGCATAATCTTCTGTAAATCAACAACTTCTGTATATAGTTCTTTCATGTGAGAAATGGCTTCCTGTACAGATCCGCATTTATATGCAGGTACTGCTGGAAGATCTAGAAGCTTCTCACGAGCTCCTTGATATTGTTCAGCTACAGCATCAATTAGATCTGGCATCCCATCATAAAACTCATTAAGAGCTTTGTGTGCTGAATAAGATCCAGGTCCAGTAATCTTTAAATGCAACTGGTGCATACTTGTTGTAAGAGCTTGAGCATGAGCCAACATTGCTGCTGTTTCCATGCAAGGTCCCATTGGACCGGGTCTTTGTAACTTCTGCATCATTAACTATTTCTTTGTGCGTTCTGTGTTTCTCTCTGATACTGGTTCATAGACTCTATATCACCAGCTAAAATAGCTGCAGCTTCATCTACTAATATTTCACAAATATCATCTTTTAACTCACACTCTACATTAGTAGTAAATGTTTGTCCAGTTGATATGTTAGTACAACCTAAGATTTGAATATCTTTTGGTTTTCTATAGTAAACCAACTTTGGATCTACTACACTAAATTTACCATCTGTATATATTCTCACTTTGTCTCCTAAGATTGTACAGAATGTTTCTGCCCATTCAAAAGAAGGTTGTTTAAAGTTATCACCTAATAACATATCCACGTTTGCTTCCTCAGCTTGATAGATACTTGAAAAGGTTCTTGGTGGACAACAATCTGTTTTAGCCTTTGCACTAATTCTTACAAAGTGTAAGTAATTAGCCGGGATAATGTCAGTTTCAAAATACTTAGGACTTTCAATTCCTTTTAGATTTATTTCACTTAACAATATCTGAAGATCATCTACAACTGTTACAGTTTGTTCTGATGACTCTCTGAGAGCGTTTAGTCCGTGAAGACGTCTACGTACCCATTCAAGTTGAGCTTTATTAAAGGCTTCTTGGATCATCCAACACTCAATGTTGTCATAATCAAAAGAGCTAAGCTTATTAAGCCTCTGCCTTATTTTTATCTGTAACAGGTTGTTGTTCATATTTTATAAAGACCTGGGTGCTGATCTTACGGGAAGCAACCCAGGTACTGTTTTTACTGATTCCAGTACTTCTCTACCTTCTTTGTCAAGTCTACCAAGATCTCTTCATTCAAAGGATTCTTTAGGTATTCTACACAATCAGTAGGAGTACGTCCTAACATTGTTGTAGTTTCCATATGGTAGATAAACCCGTCAGCCTTAGTTGCAATAAACTTGTAATATGTACAGTCTTTTACAATAGCTCTAATCTTTAATGTTTCCATATCCAGAGTAGCAACATCTAAGAATCTCTGAGCGGTCTTACGCTTATCTTTCTCTACAAGATCACCGTTAATATATTTATCCATGTTGTCATAGACAATATCATTTGGTGTAGACTTCTTATACTGAGCACTGTTAGGGTCTAACACTTTTGCTACGTATAGAAGCTTGTTTTGGTTCTTGTCAAATAACTTCTGAAGTTCAGATAACGCCTTATTACGTAACTTCTTAACTTCTGTTTGTACCGATGCTGTTTCTTCAAGCTTATCTAAGTAAAACTTAGGAGGAACTGGCATTCTGCGTGCTTCTTCTAAGCTCTTAGCTACGATTGAAAAACCTCCTGCTTCAATAGCATACAATCTAATTAGATCATATGGGTCTTTATCAGGTTCTAAATACGTTGGTTCGTTACCACATCTAATCTTGATCTTGTCCCAGAAAGCTGAATTATCAGGTTTCATCAACTTAATCTTATTCCAGAAGTTTTCATCTGCTGGATCTACTACGTTAGCTGCTAGTTCTTTTTCCAACTGTGCAACTACTGCTCTGATCTGCTTAACTTTAGCTTCTTGATCTTCTGCAGGTAGTCCTTTAACGTCTGGAGAAAACTCATTTAATCCAGTGATGTATCTTACAATACCGTTAATCTCTAGACAAGCTAATTGTTCCTCGTGGAACGCTCCGTCAAAAAGACTTAATCCGTACTTCTGTAATCCCATATTGTCTACCATTGGATCAAAGAATGGTCTAATGGCAATAGTGGACTTCTTGTTTTGTGGATACTTCTCCACGATGGTTACTCCGCTCATGTTTGGTTTGTTTGGTTTTTACTATAACGGGTCACAATATATGACCTTTTATATTTAGAACCTATTGAGAGTTGCAAGCTCCCCATGTGATCATCATGGTATGCGTACAATAGGTGGCCTGCAGATACTATCCACAGGGTGGCACTGTTGTATCTTTTGGCAGAGGATTTTAACCCTCTGCCTTAGATACTATTTTTTAGAATGATCCACCAGTAACAGGGTTTCTCATAACAATCTTCAACACCTTGGTTGGGTCTTTAACCCAGATAGCTGGCATTGTTTGTGTCATGAATACACGGTAACCGTTGAACTGTCCAGAAGACTGGAAGCCTTGAGTACGACCCATGTAGTCCATAGTACCGTTTTGGTAGAACCACTTCAATTGATTATCCCAAGATAACTTCAACAAGAAGATGTTGTCGTTAGTATTCTCAGTAATATCAAAGATAATGAAATTATAAGAAGATAATGGGAAACCATCAATGATTGGGTTCTCAATATCATTAGTGTGGATGTTATCAAACGCTGGGTTCAATACAAACTTAACGTTAGCCAAGAACGGAATAACGTATTGAGTGTATGCAAAACCAAAGTTTAGATCCATACCTTTACCAGTGATAGCACCAACTTCAGAAGCGTTGATTACTAAACCAGAGTTGATAGCTTCACGCTTAATAGCTTCGTTAACAAGCTTCATACCACCAAGGCCAGTTTGTACAACCAACTCACGCTTAGGATCTGGACCTTGGAACTCAACTTTACCATTAAAGAAGTTGAAGATCTCAGACTTAAACAAGTCAAGATTGAATGAACCTTTGTTGTAAATACGCTTGTAAGAGTTATCAAGTTGCTTCCAAAGACCTACAGATAGACGGATATCATCTGGACCATCTTGCTTAACTTTACCACCTTGACCCCACATTAAGTAAGTTTCAATGTCGTTAGCAATCTTAGTCAAATGAGCTGCTTCCATAGTAGTTAAGAATGTACGAGTCAACTGACCAGATTGGTAAGCTTTCTTTACATAATCTTTACCCATTTTAGAAGCCATGTCTTCTAGAGAAGAAACAGAAGGATCTGAGCTCTTGTCAAAGTTTCTCCAAAGTTCAACAACTGGAACTGTACCGTCAGCTTTCATACCACCTTTCATCATCAAGTCAGCACGAGAGCTTACAGAATAATGAACGTGTGCTTCAGCACCACCTACATAGTTGTAGAATTCACGGAATCCAGCGTTGATGTTACCAATGTCAGAGAATCTTTCACCGTACTCACCACGAGCAGAACCTTTACGGAACACCTTAGTACCAACTTTTAAGTACTTGTTATCCAAGAACTTAGCATTGTCGTTGTTTACCAACTGAACAGTGTAGATGAAACCGTCACCAGCTGGGATAATATCGTCAGCAGTGATGTACATTTCAACACCATTGTACTTGTCATAAGTGATGATATCACCATGACCAAAAGAACGCTTATTAAGTTTAATCTTGAAAGACTGACCATCAATACCTTTAGTGGCATTAGCTGATTCAATATCTTCTGTAATGTATGGAAGATCCTGCGTTACTGGAATCTGCCACTTGTACTCACCACGTGCGTTATCTACAGAGATAACGTTCTTACCGCCAAAGCTAGACATCTGGTACAAAGGCATTTCTACTTTTTGTGCCATAGCCCATAAATCTACAGGACCTAAATCAGTAGGTTCTGCTGACTTCAGCAAGTTTGAAAGGTGGTAGCTGTCTACGTGCGAGCTAGTCTGATAGCTGGTATCTCGTAGAAATATACCATTGTTCAAAACTGGAGTTGCCATAAGGCTTTTAAATTTAAAGGGTTAATAATAAATAAGTTAAGTAAATTATCGTTTAAAGATGTTAGCAGGTCTAACTAACTTTCTAGATCTTGGTTCATCATCTTCTTGATAAGTAGATGTATTTTTTCTAGATTGTTCAGTTTTTAAACTTCTAACTGTTTGCTCTACTGCTTGATTCTTACCCTGCTTAGTCAACGTTTGACGGTATTCTTCAGGATTAGATAACAACCAAAGAGCTTCTGCAATCAATGGATAGTTTGGTTCTACAAACTGGTACTTCTCTAAAAGGTGTCCTAACAAGTTAGTAGGTCTTCCACTAATAGATGGGTACTGAGGTTGAACTAAACCGCTATATAATTGAGCTTGTGTCTTCTTATCTAGCTTTAATCCGTTAATCTCAGCAGGTCTAAGAGCTTCAAATACATTCTGCATGTATGCTTCAGCAGCTTGTTCCTGTTGTTGTTTTCTAGCTTCTTGTTCAACAATCTGACTCTTTACAATTTCTTCTTGCATAGAGTCAAGCTTTGGCTTGAACTGTTTAGCTTTCTTTTCTAACACACCTAGATCTTTCCAGGTAGTTAGCTCTTCTTCAATTTCTTCTTCATTACCAAAGCCAGTAGCTTGTAAGTAAGATCTGACAATACCTTCTTGGTCATTCTCATCTCTTGGGTCTAAAGATCTCACTTGTTCTACCTGAGCCAAAGCCTGGAATAAACCTTTAAGATCTTGTCCACCATCCATTACATACTTTGCAGCATACTGTAATTCATCTGGTAACGCTTCAAAGAACTCTTTTGGAGTTTTAGCAGCCACCTCAGACTTCATATTGTCTACGTTAGCTTGCCACAACTCTTCAATATCTTTCTCTCCAAGTGTACCTAAGTACTCATCTAGAGATTGTTTACTTTCATCATAGTCATCAAAGGCAAACATTTCCTTTGACTCTATGCGTTTTTTAAGAAACTCTACTAAGCCAGACTTTTCTGTCTTAGGTCTTCCTCCTTTTCCTTTAGATGTAAAGTCATCTTCTGACTCATCTAAATTATCAAGAAGATGATCTGTCTCTTCTTTACTTACAGTTTTTGTTTTATCTGAAACATCACTGTCATTATCTTCATCTTCATCTTCTTTATCAAGAAAACTTAGATCAGTTTTTCCTTGGCTAAAAATGTTTGGTTTAGGATCTTCTTTTTTAGCACCTTCTGCTGGAGTAACAATACTGTCAGCACCTGGGGCTCCTAACCAACTATCAATGTCAAGGTCTACTTGTTGCACAGATGTCTGTACACTGGTTTGATTATCAGTCATTTTTTGTTTGGTTTTATGTGTATCTCTACATAATTAATATACAACTTAAATCTTAAAAATTTACTTATCCTGTAAAAATTTCATCTAAGCTGTGGATAATAGAGCTATAATTATTCCTACTTTTTCCCAGAAGATTTACCTACATCATACTTGTTCTTATTCTCTCTAGCAATCTGTAGTTGTTTTTCTGCTATTTCCTTCTGAGTTTGTAACTTCTCACGATCAATGTTTAACTTCTGCTGATTAGTTAGATTTTTGTTAACCTCCTGCTCACGCTTGAAGTTCATGCTATCTTGATAGTTATCTTGTTTCTGGATATTAGCCATAGCATCTTGATAATCAGACATTTGGTTCTGGTTAATATCAGAACCTGCACCATATCCTGCTGCTCTAATCTCAGCCACAGTGATCTGAGTTTGTCTATCCAGATCAGCTTGCTCAGCTCTAAACTGTATATCCATTTGTTTCTGACGTTCTTGAGACTCAAGCATTTGCTGCTGCATTTCTTGTTGCTGCTGCATCTCAGCTTGTTTCTGACCTTGTGTCTTTTCTTCAGCTTGCTTAAGAACACCTGTAAGCTCTGCAATAGACTCAGACTTAATAACATTACCAAGATCATAAATAGAAGCACCCATAGTATTGTTACTAATAGCAAGTTGTTTAAGTTGCTCCATAACAGCACGAGAGTTAGTCTTTGTTGTACAGAAGATATTTAGATCTCTCATTAACAAATCAGTACCGTTCATCTCAAAGTTCATCTTTTCATCTGTACCAGTAATATATTGTAAACGAATACTAGGTTTTGTAGAATGATAATATTGAGCCAGGTCTGTACGCATTTGATGTACACGTGGCATTAAGTTATCAGAGTGTTGAATAAAATACTGCTCTGTCTGTGCATAAGAAGCGTTCATAGCTTGCTCTACACCAGTAGCTGTTTGTTGAGCAATAGTCTGACCCATACGTTGTGGGTTAAGACCTATCACTTCAAAAGCTTGATTTTTAAAATATGCAGCTAGATTAACACGAGAAAGCAAACGGTTAGTTTGTTCTAGGTTTAACACTTGATAGTGTTGGAAGTTAAGAGCATTCTCAGTGTTAGTAATGCTTGTATCAAGCGGTAACATCTGGAAGTTCTTCATAGCAACATAGGCTTTAGCCAGATTATTTTTACCCCAGTCTTCTCCCATAGAGTGACGTGGCAAAGAGTTCTGGTCTAACATGATAACCGTACCTAGCTCATCTACAAGGATGTCAGCTATCTGGTTATTCACAATGTTGTAGCCTATCTGGTATGGCTTCATAAGGTCTACCAATGAAATACTGCGGGTGTTTCTATCCCCAAATACAGCACCTTCCACTGGTAGCTTACAACCATATAATGTTGTGTCACCTTTAAACTGGAAAGGAATTCTGCCTGGTTTGCCACCATTAAGACCTAAATATATAGGGTTTATACCTCCAGGGTTATTCATACCCCAGAAAGCAGGTCTGTTAGGACCAATCTTAATTCCACCCCAAACTTCGTTAATCCAAATCCAGTCTATGTGTTCACCAAAGATTAAGTTATCTTTAGTCTTTTCTTTATAAAGAGAAGTGTTATACATTGGTTTATCTGTAACCTTGTATTCCTCAGATATAACATCTTGTATAGTTTCTCCTTCTTCTGTAATCTTAGTTAAATGCCCCACCTTACGTTGAGACTTCCAATAGATTTGAGATACACGTAGTAAGTGAGACTTACCAAAATCAATAGTATCCTCAGAATCTGATAAGATCCATTCTACAATATCTCCTGTACCAAACTTAGTGTCATATAATGATGTAAACTGTCTGTATGCAAGAGATGGCATCTGAGTGTTCCACTCATGTGACTTAGTAGGATCATAGTATGTACCATCATTCTGATATCCTTGAATAGCATATCCGGCTGAACGCACAGGATAGATGGCTTCTAAAGACTCTAATTGATCTTGAGTCATCATCCATCCATACTTATCAATAACGTCTGATACAGACATCATATCCATCTTACCTACCCAGTTACCCTGAGAGATATAACGGATGTCTGGAGACTTATGGTAGAATGTAAGAAGAGGGTTCCAAAGCTCTAGCTCATAGTCATCTTCTTTCATGTTAAAATGCCAGAACTCACGGTCTGTAATTAACATATCTCTAAATGCACGCTCTTCAAGCTCTTGCATTTTAAAGCGTTCCTCATCTACTGACATCTGGTGGGTAGCCCACTCTTCAATCATAGATCTATAATCTTTTCTAAAGAAGTCCTCAATCTCAGGTAGTGTCCTAATGTTCTCATCACTCATCATCTGCTGAGCTTCTTCTGACTGAAAATCAGCACCTTGTGCCATCATTTGAGTCATCATCTTCATCTGAGCTTGTTGTACAAGTACATCTTCAAGCATCTGACGTTTTGCATCCAACATCTCATTGTATGAAACGTCATCCACTGCTCTAAACATAATGCGTGAGCTTCTTTTAGAAAACTCATTACACAATACATTTACTACGTTAGGAATAATAGGATAGAATTTAAGCTCTAATGCAGACTCATCTTCCTTTGTTAAAGTGTCAATAAGATCTGCCATCTCATTATCCTCTTCTACAATATAGTCAGCCTTATCAATAATACCCTTAGCAAGCTTGTAGTTCTTCATGAGCCTACGAGCATTACGTCTAAGTTGTTTCATACCTTGGAACTCTAGCCAATCTAGGTTCCATGCTCTCCACTCCTCATCCTTTTCTTTTTCAGCTATAAACTGGATAGGCTGGGTAAGAGTACCCATCTTGTTATAATCCGCCTTTTTACCAGATTTAAGATCTAGAGCATTGTATATCTGCATGATATTTAATTATTTAAGTCTGCTGATTCTTCAGCGGTATTAGTAATAGTAGAGCTTCCTGACGTAGAAATAAAAGACGGTGGTGCTGTGTAAAATGCAGTACTAGTACCAGTACTCCAAGTCCCAAGTGAAGGAACAGTAATAGTACCATATCCACTAGTCCCAATAGTTGCAGGTTCTTTCTCCTCTTCTTTTAAAAGTAGTAAAGCCTCTTCTAGAGTGAGGGAAGTTTCCTTAATTAGTCTAGAAAGAATAGTAACCTTTTGTACGTGAAGGGTTTCTGAATTGTTTTCCATATGTATCATCTCATGTTTTTAAAAGCATTTCTAGGGGGACGATTATCACCAGAATTACCTTTAGAGCCACCGATATGTCTAAAGGGGCTCCAATTTAATTTACTAAATTTCTGGGAGTTATCCAAGTTTTCTTTTGTAACTTCTACACGTTTAGTCAGTCCTCTGTTACTCTGTTGCACCTTTGCAAAGGCTATAAGAGCACAAAATGCTACTAACCTATCCACGTTTAGTCCATCTCTGTAAGCTTGCATCTCACGTAGAAGCATAATATCCGGTATACGCTCAGCACCATATATTGTTTTTACAATATCTCCGTTTTCTTTTGTCTCATGATCAAGCTCTTCTTTTAGAAACTCAATCCCATAAGACAAAACTGTGCCCTTAAATAGTGTACCAACGTTCTTCCATCCATATTCCTGGAACACATTACGGTTGGCACCGATGTCTTTTAAGAACAAGATCATGTCTTTTGGTACAAGATATCTCTGCTTTTTCTTACTTATCATATACTGAATGAATAAAGCTACGTTGTTTTCCACAACTGTCCAAGCATTATACCATTCTATAAGAAGCTCTAGTCTTTCATGGGTTTTGTTAAGATCATCAAAACGTCCACACCATGATGCCACGATCATGTCACGTTCTATCTCGTTTTTAACTCTACCGTTACCGTCATCCTTAATAACCTCTACTGGATTCTTATATACGTATATAGAACATAGTGATTCAGATGTAGTAGTCTTTCCTTCTCCAACAGGGTCCACAGAAGCATAATACATCCCAAATGGTGGATCTTTATGAGGTCTTTCATAAATACAGATCACACCTTCTTTGTCCTCAGTCTTTTTAGATATAGGAAACTCCATAATAGGAATCTTCCTTGATGGTTTATCTACTATCTTACCCTCAGCATTTCTAGAAAGGTCTAAATATTCTACAGAGTATTCTTTATCTTGAATACGTTGCATCTGACGAGCAACTAAGTGTGGAGGAAACACACTCACCTTACGGGTAGCAAAAGCTTCTTCAATACAACGTGGTTGCTGAGACACTGTAAGTTGATAAGCTGCCGGATCTAAGTCCCTCTTCATCTTCTCAAACTCTTTCTCTAAAGCCTCTAAAGCTTCCTCCACTTTAGAGTTGCCCCACTGATCAATATAAGGGGGCATAGACCACTGTTCTGGAATAAATAGACCTGTGATACCAATTGTCCCGTCCTTGTCTATAAGGCTTGATTCTACCCCATAGAAACCATTCTCTTCTGGATGTAGTATATACTCCTTCATTGGCTCACATTGATCTAAATCACCGACTGATCCAGCTGCAATAAACTGACCAGTAATCATGTGACCAGACTTAAGTGCTGGCTTCATAAATCCGTATGTGTCATCCATCTTAGGTGCGATACCTGCTTCCTCGTGAAAGAAGTATGTTACAGGTCCACCGACACCATGTGTAGGATCTTTCTCAAAGGAGTATAGGTTGATCGTAGATTTCAAACCTTTATAAGTATCACGACCACCTATCCTCACTTTAATCTGTTGCTGCCACGCCCCGACCTTGTCAGGCTCAGCTGGACGATACCAGGCTGTGTGTTCATTTAAAAAGTTCTTATATTCATTAAGAAACTTCCATGAGCCTTTCTCGTTTATATAATCTTTTAAAGAAGCTCCTATCTTTAACACAGCTCCTTCTTCAAACCAATACTGGTTAAGTAGCTTAGCCATATGAAAGTAAGAGGAGGCTATCTGACGTTTTTTTAGAATAATAGCGTGCTTCCAATGTAATTCTGCAAGATGTTCATATAGAGCCATGTGATACTGTGCATCTCTCACCTTAGCAAAGTCAAACCTTTTTTCTTCTTTATCATAGATAGGAAGAAAGTTTAACCACATGTAATAGTCCCTAGTTACATACCATTTTTGATCACCGTCTTTTACAATAATACCGTTACGACATTTTGCTTTCTGATCATTCCAGTAGGCAATAAAATCTTTGGTTTTTATAGGAGCTGCACAATAATATCCTTGTTTCTGAAACTTACGACCTTCTTCATTAAAGATCTTACTACTTTCATTAAAGTTGTATTTACCCGGCTCTTTAAAAATAGACAACAAGAAGTCTCTAAACTCCTCTCTTGTATAGAAGGTGGTTACATCCCATTGACCGTTTTCATATGTAGGTACTTCTCTAAACATTATTTCTCTTGAACAGTGTCTGTAAATTTATACACAGCATCAATATCACCCTTACCTCTATGCAATAAATACAAGAGTGTGTTAATGTCTTTACTACGTAGTATACCTTTTATCTCATAATTACTCCAATAAGCATTGTATAAGTTTCTTGGAATGGCATTCCATAACTCTGTGTATGGATTAAAATGAAATGTCCAATCATGCATGAACTCATCTTTTACATCTGATACAGGTGCAAACTCTTTGATGTTTTCATAATCTGTGTAAACTTCTTGTTTCATAGTTTTTTTATTTAATATTTTTAGGAAAGCAGAAGATGGGTGCGTGGACATCTGCTTTTACAACTGGCATTTCTAACCGATCACTACTTCTTTAAGGTAGTTATTCCAGTTAACCTAAACTGCTGTAGAGGGTGGACTCGAACCACCAAGGTGAGATTCAATTGATAACACAACGCTTGCAAGCTGGTGGTCTACCCCATATTATCAATCTATTTCTATATCACCGCCCACGAGACAGGTGGGTACGTTTGCCGTGGCCATAACTGAGACAGCCATATTTCGTCACTCTACAATACTACTTACTTATTATACTCGTATTCTAGTATTCTACCAACAATATCACTACGGTGATTTTCTTTAAGCTTGATCCATTTAATCTCACTAATCTTTTTAGATAGTTCAATAGCGTAGCTCAAACCTGTAACACTATGTTTAGTGTCTTGTTGTTCATTATCACCGTTAATAATAATCTTTCCTGTCTTACCAAGTCTGGTTAGAATAGCTAACATTTCAGCTTTAGTAAGATTTTGTGCTTCTTCTACAACAAGAATGTCATCAATTGTCTTACCACGAATAAACTGTACAGGATAAGCAATGATCTTTTCATCTTTTACCATAGTTTGGATCTTCACTTTGTCTGCACATTTTACTAGATTTTCCTGAAAAGCTTCTAGATAAGGATTAAACTTCTCATCTAAACTACCAGGAAGAAATCCTAAAGAGTTACCTACCTCTATAGTGGCACGTGTTACAAAAATTTGGTCACACTGCTTCTTATTTAAGAAGTCTAGTGCACTTAATGCACATACTAAGGATTTACCACTACCAGCTCTACCTGTAACTATTACAATCTGGTTTTCAATAATCAAACGTCTAGCATCTCTCTGTTCATCATTAAGAGTTACATGATATTTAATTTCTTGTTTACGTTCTCTGTTTGGTTCTCTCATACTTTTACTATTGGTCATACGCTAAGTTTTGTCCCCCTCTAACTTGAGACTGTTGTTCTTCCATTAAGTCTCTATACACTCCCTTAAAACTTTGTCTAACTGAATCAAATCTTTCTGCAATTCTGAGGATAGCTGTAGCAGATCCATCTCTACCAGATGTCACCTTTTCTGTAGCCATAAAGCCGGCCATGTTATCAAGTGCAATCTTAATACCCTGGTATGCTCTATATGTAGGAGTTTCGTACATCTTCTTACACATACGTAGTCCATTCACTACAAGATCATCTTCTGTAGAAAATTCTCCGTCCACTTCTGCTAGAATAACTTCTTCTTTGTCCGTTTCTGGAATATCAAAGAAAGGATTTAAATCTGGGTTAGGGCATGTCATATAGAATAAATATGTATAAACCTTTACAGATTCATCACCATACTCATCCATAATATCTTTTAAAAACTTTAATGTGTAACAGTGTTCACTAGGAACCACCTTACCATTATGTATGTCAAATAATCTAATCATTTTTATGTTTATTTATATCGTAGTAATAAGAATCTGTATCTTCACTAACCCATCTATCGGAAACTGTCTCTACAGATAATAATTCTTTATCCACCTTTATTTCTTTTATATCAAGAGGAAAGTCTTTTGTAACCCAGTTAGAATCTTTCCAAAATATTCTATTGTTAGGTTGACATAATAAATATCCATCATCTGCTACTAAAACGTGACCGCATTTGTAATCACTAGGTTCGTCAGAATAAGCATTATTATACCAATCTACAGTAAATAAATAACTTGCCCAAACTTTAGTTCCATCTTTCAATACAGCTTGACATCTTCTTTCATACAAATAGTTGTATGTAATCACTGACACGTTTTCACTAAAACAATCCCATAGTTGTTTAAAGTGAAATGGAATATCAGCTGTAGGCTCTTTTAGAAACACCTCACTAAGTGGCACTCTACTTCTCATCATACCATAATCTGTCATAATGTGAAATGTAAGAATCTTTCCAGCTATAGATTGTATACCAAATATATAAGCATTGTGATACTTATCATGGTCTTCTTCCTTATGTGTAAAATGTGATAGTCTAACTAAACACTTTAAATTATCAATATTGTGGTTCAGTACCATTAATGCTTAGCTTTTAGTTTATCTCTGTTGTCTTCTAACCAATGTAATAAGTTAATCACTTCTGTTTTTAAATATGGAAGATCATACTGTACAATATCTTTCACTATAGGATCACCATTTGTATCAAGAGCGGTGATTGGGTTACCAAACTTATCTTTACCCACTTCTTCAAATACAATGTGATGAATAGTTAGTATGCCCGGCTTAAGTCTAGGATTATGCTTTAGTATAATGTACATGTACAAACTAAGTTGTAAAGCATAGTGGTTTACATTACAATCATCTAGATGAGATACAGGTGAGTTCATCTTGGTTGTAATTCCTTCCCAGTTAGTAAAGCCTTCAGTCTTGATTTCTTTGTTAGTCTTGTAGTCAGTGATATGTACTTCTCCACCAATCACTTCTACTAAATCAGATTGACCACATAAGCCGGCACTCTTTAGGTAAACCATGTGCTCAGGATATACACCATCTGTGAGCTTCTGATTAGGAGAAAATTTAGTACCGTCAATCTCAATCGGTTTAAAAATAGGTACAGTGGACCCATGTCTTTCCATTGTTTCTAATGAACATATATCTGATTCTCTACAATTGTGATACCATGTTCCTAATGTTGTAGCTCTTAGAGCCTCATTAGTCCATGCTTGTTTAATTTCTTCTGGCGTCATGCCGTACCACTTAGACTTTCTAGACTTAGATGTCTTTTCAGCAATCTTATCTGCGTCAAATGGTTGTTTAAAGTTACCAATAAAGGATGTAACTGATATCCATTTAGTTGTGTCCTCTGGACTAATACTTGTGTAACTGTGATCGTGTGGTGTGAATCTCAAAATGCTCATATGTTTATGTTTATATTCCTAATTTCTGATTAATCATGTCCTCTTCTTCCTGAGTCACTTCAGCTTTCCAGTGTCCTTTTGGACAATCTGAAGATAGGGATCTGGTTTTGAACCCTAATGAACAACCGCATCCTCCTAATAGATGATTGCAACATGGACCAGTGCCAGCCACCATACATCCTTCATTCTGCATAGTGTAAAGTGCACATTTCTCACAAATCTGCATTCTCTGTTGTGCAATATCTTCTACATCCTCTCTCTTAAATATGGAATTAGTCACTCCCTCCAGGATCTGACCCTTGGCTTTCCATATCTTTATTATATTCTCTCTTATTCCCATTGCTTTTAGTTTTATGAAGTTTAATAAAATCCTTTCTCTGCTTTTCCTCATCTAACAACTTCTTCACTGCTTTTAGATCAAACAATGTCTCAGCTGTTTTAAATCTAGCAGTCATTTGTTGTAAACCTTTTTGTTTATTACTTTCTTCAAACTTCTCTAGATTAGCTATCTTATCATCTATCTTCCAATGCTTAATGGTAAAATCCCCTAGATTGGTTAAATGTACACGAGCATGCTTTAAACTAGACAGGCTCTTTCTTACCTCTTGCCAGTAAAAGTCTGTGATTTCTTTTACAAGATGTTCACTAAGCCCTGTTTGCCTAGCCACTTCTGGTATAAGATCTTTTGACTTCTTAGGCTTCAACGCACAAAAATTTAAAGTCTAACAAAATGTTACCACTGGCATACACCTTAATATTAGGATTGATGCCAATCTTCTTTTTATTCTTCCCTTCTTTTACAATGAGTTCTTTCTTTTCGGCTTTTGTCAGACAATTACGTACAGATTGTGTACTAGAAAAGATCTGTTTATTATGAGCTTTATTACAGAAGGATGTTAACTCCTGTTCCCCTTCTATAGCCAAAAACGTGAGGCAGTTTAGGTCTGCATCACTTACAGGTATTTTGTATAGATAGCAGTGGGTTAACAACTGGTACTTCACTATTTCCCAGGTTGTCATCCGTACACGCTTATCCACTTGGTTTACTATTGCCATTACAATTTGGTTTTTACATCTATATAAGAACAAGGGGCTATTACACCCCTTGTCTTAAAACTACATTTAAGAAGTCTTCTTAAGCTTTTTTACTTTAGCTGTTTGTTCCTTTTCTAATTCTTTGATTTCATCCTCTGATAAAGGACGGCTGTCCATCTCTAGCTCAATAACATCCCCAACCTTGTAACCACTTTCCTCTAACTCTGGGTTAGCACGGAAGTCATCTTCTGTAAGGGTGTGTTTTTGAAACTGCTCTCCTGGCTGAGCCATAGCTTGTGGGTTAGTCATCTGACCAATAAAAGCTAAAGCCTTCAATTCCTCAGCTTTGGCCACAGCCAACTTAGTGTTTAGCTCTTGAAGCTCATACTGTACCTTCTTCACTTCAATCTGCTCGTTAAAGAAAGCTACTAGCTCATCTTTTGTAGGAACCTTTGGCTCCTGCTGTGTTTGTTCTGTACTCATCGTTTGGTTTGTTTAAATTGTTAAAAGTCTAAATCATTATCATCCCCTTCCTCTTCTGTAGGAGATGAGAAACTATTATAATACTCTGTAAATATTGGTAGAAACTCTAGATATGGGGTG